ACGTTCTTTAATAGCTTGAGAAACGTAAGCACTAAAATTATTTCTCTTAACGATGTCCGCTAGTAGGACACCGCCAGTATAATTCTGAAACGGAGCAGCCATTCAGATTTACCTTTTTAAGTTTTGCGATACCCTAATCACAGATAAGGGGGCTAATTTCACAGAAATTAACGATTTAAGTTTGAGCCTCTTGTTTCAGCACTGCTGCCATTTGAGGATCTTGCTCTAATAGTAGCATTTGTTGAGTTATATTGCCCGTTTTCCAGGGATTTGCTTGACCTGTTCCAGCGTTTGCCACAGGACTTGGTTTTGCTCCCATTCCAGCAGCAGAACTTGGCTTAAAATGATGCTCCCAACCACTACCAGGGTTTTTGAGACTTGTGAGATAAGCACCTAAATCTTGTTCTACTCCACCGTTAAGAACAACGACTTTACCTTCAGCGTTCTTTTGTAACTTTCCTTGTAACAATGACAAAGTTTGTTCTGCGTTTATCGCTCCAAGATTACTGATAGCTGCAAGTGCAGTTGTTTTAGTAGAGGCTACTTCATTGGAAGTTTTCATTTCTTCTAAATTTTGTTTCAGGGACACATTTTCTTGCTGCAATCCTTGATTTGTTTTATTAGCCTCTTCCCAAAGAGTTTTCCATTGTCCTTGATCTTCTAGTTCTTGCTTTCGTTGTTCATCTTTTTGTTTATAGACATCATCTAGTTTTCCCTTGATGCCTTTAAATTTTTCTTGTGCTTCAGTAGCTTCTTTACGAGCAGCAGCTAATTTTGCTTCGTATTCTGCTTTTACAGAACTGAGATCGGGTGCTTGTGGTTGTGAAGGAGTGTCAGCCACGGGCTGTTCAGCAGGAGTCACAGAATCAGGCTGAATTACTTTTTCTTCGATTGCCATTTGTAATTAAGTTGATGGATTAAGTTTTTCTTCAAGTTCTTTAATTAGAACTTTTTTGCTGTGTCGCCTATCTAGCTCAATGCCGATGGTACGACCAAAATCTTCAAGTTGTCTTTTTGTCATACTTTCAAACTCATTAGCCTTTTCGACTACTGGTTCTTCAGTAATAACAACTTCTTTTTCGGGTTCTGGTTCTACAACTGGCTCTGGAGCAGGACAAGCAGTAATGGGATCATCCCCCATCATCTCATCGTGACTTGGCTCTACAAGTTGCCATTTGTATGTGCCGTCAGGTTGAAGTACCTTATCCAGCGATTTAGCCATAGTGCTTTATGTACTTATCTACTATTGTAACAGACTATTCAGATTTGACCTCATTAGCTGATGGTAGGACTTCTCCCTGTACCAAAATATCTCTAAATTCCTCTCTATCAATGACTTGTTGATCGAATAATGATGTTAAGGCTGTAATATCTTGACCGATTAATCTTTCGATGTCGAAATCTCTGCTGATTTTTACTTCTGGTGGCTCGATTCCAACATATTCGGCAGAAAGATTGAAGGCTTTTTGTAGCTTTTGCTCAAGTTCCATAGATACCATCGCAAGCATAGAGTTGGTATCGACACGATCTAATCTACGGGCATCTGCTGATTCTGCCACAAACTTCTGTTGTGATAGTGTACTGATACCTAATGTTGCCATCTGCATTTGTAATTCTTTTATTTCTGCGGATTGTGCTTCAAATGCACTACTGGCTGGCTCTACATAATAAACTTTATTTCCAGGTTGAGTTGCCATTGCGTAGTTTACAGATATAGCAAGATCTTTCGTTTGGTCATCATATCCTTCCATTACCAGCATTGGTTGAGATGCAACGTGCAAACTATGAATTAAATCAGCTTGTCTTTGAAAATGTGCAAGATTTAAATAAGCAATGTCCAATAAAGGTGGTTTACTCACTAAATTTTCAACTTTTCCAGAATAAACAGTAACTAAGGGTATTTCACCAAGAGAAAAGTCTCCTGATTCTACTAATTTAAAATCTTCTCCAGTTGTTCCAGTATCAAACTCTCCAGCATAAGAATTATCATCAACGTCATACATTGCATCAATCTGATCTTTTTTACGAAATACCTTGTAACTTCCTGGTTCGATTACTCTTACTTGGTCGTAAACTTTTTCTCCAAAACTACCATCAGGTAATACCGCTTTTTCTCCTATTCTTGCTTGTATTAGATTTCCGTAATTAGATTCTCTGTCTAATCTCCAACCATAAAGATTTGTAGGATCTACTTCGATCCAATATGGTCTGCGATTTTGCTGTCTTTCTTCTGCAAGACTTAATGCACCAGAAGGTGCAGGATAGTCTACAAGTATGTGGCTCTGTCCGTATGTAAGAGAACACATTAATATTCTTCTTGCATATTCGTCTAAGTCCGATTTACAGCCGTCAACATCCATTTTAAACATCTCTGTCCAATATGGATCGCCTATGAGTGATATTGGTTTTCTTAATACAAGACCTGTGGCTGCTCTGATTAATCGTTGGGTAAATGGGGAAAATACAGCACGATTTACTCTTGCCATATAAGCTGTATAATCTTCTCTTGGTTCTAAGGGTAAAAATGCTTCGCTATTTTCTCTGAGGTATTCTGTTCCTTCAGTTACAGCTTTCATAACTTCCCAACCTTTCATCATGTCCAGTACTGCTCTGGTGCGAGTAAAAGGACTATCTATATCTCCGATAGATGTAGATGTAACTACTTTTGTTCTAATGTCTCCAGGAATTGAATAAGTCATCTAACACCTCCATCTTTTTAATGCTAACGCTTTTCTGGTCGGTCTACCTTTTTTGTCTTTTAATGGGCCAGCCATTCCTTTCATTCTCGCACAAAAAGATTTTCTTCTTGCTGCACGTTTTCCTGTGGGGTTCTTTTCAGTAACAGGTGCTTGTAAGTTACTTCCTGTTGCTCTGTTGTATTTTGCACGACCTTTTGCAGTCAGTCCACCCTTTTTAGACTTTTCGCCTCTTCCTACTGATAAACTGACTCCTTTCTTGCGTGGCATTATTTTCCGACCTTCACTTGTGCCTTTTTATGGGCTTGAGTAAATGAATCTCCTGCTCTCATGCGTCTTTTCATAAATTCCATGTGTTTCTGAGAATGATGAGCAGAATGTTCCTTAAGTTTGTTCTTTTGAGAAGAAGTAAGTTTCATTTTACTTAGATAACTCTATGTTACCGCTTTACTAGAGATTTTACACTCATTTTTTCTTCTTTTTAGGCTTAGTTTTCTTTTTCTTACCTTTTTTGACACTTGCGATGTACCCTTGACATCTTGCCATTGCAGCAGATTTCTTCATTTTTTCTTTTTCCTCGTTGTTTTACGTCTATGTTGGTATGTTATCTTCTTACTGCTCGTTTTGGTACGTTTAAATCTTGCTTTTTCACTTGCTGACATTTCTGAAACAGTCTTAGGTGTCTTACTTGAGACACGCTTACTTGGTCTGCAAGCAGGATAACCTCGTTTTTCGCCTTTGGAACGACCACAAGGTTTACCAGTTTTGACATCAACCCATTTTTCTTTAAACCAACGGGTTAAACCACCACTACTTCTTGCCACGTTTTTTCTCCACTCGGTAAGTGCCACCACGTTTTTTGTACTCTCGTACAAGCCATGCGTTAGCATAAGCACTTGGATAAACTTTGAATTTGCGTTTTGCTTCGGATTTTACTCTTGAATATAATGCTTTATTGACAGGAACATTTGCCACGTTTTTTACCTCCCTTCTTTTTCTTCTTCTTTTTCTTTGTAGTTGAGTGGTACATAGTAAGAATCAGGTAGTTCTTAGTATATTCTAAACGAAGTTTGCCCTAGTGTCTCTGGTTTTGCAAGGTTGAATTGTTGGAGGCAGAGGTAGCCAAAAGCGTCAAATGCGTGGTCAACTCCAAGATTTTTGTTGGGCATACCTGTATTTGGAGCGTATGTGAGGGTTCGGAGTGATTTTATTAATTCTTTACAGCGTGGGTGGATTAAAGTTCGTCTTTCTCCTGCTGCGTCATATAGTGCAGTATTTACGGCTGTTACTTTGTCTCGTATTTTCCAGGGAGATCTGGGAGATGACACAGTAAATCCGCTTCTGCGTAGGATAGTGTGGTCCGTTGAACCTACTCCTGATGTTTTTCGGGCAGCACCCGTGGGGTCAGGGCAAGCTATTACTCTGCGTTCCACACTATATCGGTTGGTTACTTCTTCTGCAAAATCCCAGGTTGTTGCTCCGCCCGTCATAATTATTTCGTCAAAGACGTAGAGAATGTCTCGATAGCGGACTGCACAAATTCCGCAGAGTGGATCTACGTTGAAATCGACTCCGAGTAAGAGTGGGGCGATGTTTATGTCCTCGGCTTCGGTAGAAATGTTGGAATCTGAAAAGGAGACTGCAACGAGACCCGTGAGATTCTCAAAGCTGGCTTCAAATTCCTGCTTGAATGTTCTTATGTCTAGTTGGGATCTTGCTGCTTCGACTTCTTCTGCTGGTACGTTGCCCCCGTCTATTGTTGTGAAGCTCCAGCGTTTCCAATCTCCTGATGTATCTTCTGGAACGTAGCACCATAAATCGTAGAACCAGGATGCTGTGCCGTCTGGTGTGGAAATGAAAAGTGCCCAACCTTGTTTGTCTGCGAGGGCTGGTCTGATTACTTGAAACCATACGTCAGAATCCATGAAGGCTGCTTCGTCAAGTACTACTCCAGCGAGACTTCTACCACGCAGGGTCATGGCATTTTCTGTTCCTTTGAGTTCGATTAGCGATCCATTAATTAGTTCTATTTTTAGGTCGGTTTCGTTTTTAGCAGCTATCCATTCTCGTGGGAT